TTGCAAAAGCTGCCAGGCGACGCCACCATCGAATACTATGGCATAGCCATGGGCAAGAGCTTCTACGAACCAGTGGAGCCAAGCAAGCTGGTTTACCACAAGGGCCGCAACACGCTGGTCCTCGTTGCAGACTGGAACTGAGATGATCTATCTCAAGATCCTTGCTTATCAGCTGATGGTTATCGCAGTGCTCTTCGTGGTAGTAGCAGTGGTGGCCACTGCGGTCACCACAATGCTATAAATACACGATGCTGATCCGTGAACTCCTCGAAGCCCGTGTGGCACCAAATCCTGCGCTGCTCGCGCAGTTTGAGGAGTTGATTGATGATGCCCTACGTGAGTATGGGGACTTCCTAGACGGCAACAACGACGTTGACGACATTGACGAGTTGGTTGAGCTGCTCAACAGTTACAACGACGAAGAAGAACTGCCCATTGAATTCCACGCCAACCATGCCCCGCGCAAAGATCCAGAGGAGTGGCTGAGTGCCAGCGCAAACTGGAGCCGTGAGCATGGCAAGAGCATTGACGTTTTCCTCCATGCCAAAAACCTCGAAGGCGTGTATGGACCAAAAACGTTCAAGGGTGTGCTCATGCGTATACTCGGACATGAGCTGATTCACTTTGGTCAATACGATAAGTTGCGCCCTGGTGTGATTGACAACTACCGCAGCGGGCACATGAAGGGCACAGAGCTTGCTGCCAAGACAGGCAAGACCAGTGATTGGATGCGCAGCTATCTGCGCGACCCACATGAGCTTATGGCATACGCACACGACCTAGCAAGCGAGCTGCGGGACCTAGACGATCCCGGTGCGTCGCTGCGCAACCCAGAAGCACACCGCGCACTGTTACCCAGCTATGACCGCTATAGGAGGGTGTTCCCTGTCAACAGTCCGCAAGTCCGCCGCTTGCTCAAGTATGCAGCCGACTACTCCAAGCAATAATCCGCTGACAGTTTCAGCGAGATCTCGCTGACAAAAATTACCCACTTGACTTTACTGTAACGGTGCTCTATAACTAATAGACAACGACAAAAGGAGAGTCTAATGCGGATGAACATCATCCTCGGTAGTTTCTTGTCCTCAGCCGTGATTCTTGCAAGCGCATTTATCTACATGACGGCGGACGCAGCAGCAACCGAAATACCCCGAGTGGTATACGTTCTCAAGGTAGTGGAACGAGTAGTAGAAGTAGAGCGGGTCATACTGGTGCCAACTGCGCCAGCAGCGGATCCAGAAGCCATCTTCGCAGATACATCAGCCGACGAAAAAACGTGCCTGGCACAAAACATTTACTTTGAATCCCGGGGCGAGAGCGACGTGGGACAAGAGTTTGTAGCCTGGGTCACCCTTAACCGTGTGTTGAGCAACGACTTCCCCAACACCATCTGTGACGTAGTTTGGCAACCCAGCCAGTTCAGCTGGACACACGATGACAAGAGCGATACCCCAAAAGACGCGGCCGCTTTGGCAACAGCGCAGGCCATTGCTGATGAGGTGCTGGCTGCATACGGTGTAGACCGTGACCCCACTGAAGGTGCAACCTACTTCCACGCAACTGGCGTCAAACCAGACTGGCGGGTTCGCTTTGACCGCGTAGTGCAGATCGATGGTCATATCTTCTACGCAGATAATGGCTAAGATCTTCTGTTTGAGCTCAACTCAGTGGACTTCGTTTCCTTGCTTTTTCGCGCAGTGTCGCAGCGATCTTCAGCTTGGTTTCCACCGAGTGGGTCCTCTCTGACATCTTTGCCTTAGTTTCCTCTGAGTGTTTCCTCCCCAGGCCAGCTGCTGAGATCTTCTGTTTGGTCTCGTCCGATCGAGTCTTTCCTCAGAGATCCTCTGCTTAGTTTCAGTTGAGAGGCTTCCTAGCTTTTCCGCGCTGCGCTTCTGACATCTTTGCCCTGCGTTCAGCTGAGTGGGGCTTTATATCCTTGCCAACTTTTGCCGCTGACATCTTTTCTTTGGCCTTGTCTGAGTGTTTCTTTCCAGCCCTGCTAAATCGAGCCTTGCTACCATAATAACATCTTTCGTTCACCATCAATGGATTACCCAGATTCTCAAAAATCAACGCTTGCTCGAAGTCATATGCGTCGTCCGATCCCGAGGGCAGATAGAACTCGGCTAGGATGGTTTGCGCGTATTCCTCAAACGGATGTAATAGCTGGTTGCTGCTGGTTTTGTATTTGATGCCGAAGTCTGCCTCAGCTGGCACAGTGTTAGCGGCGCGATATCCAATATAGAACTCACCAGTTGGGTGGTCTATTCGATAGACGTATGGGTAAATATTCATGCTGTTGCTCCTCAAAGCGATAGAGTAGTTGGAGTTGGCGCTCGCGAACTACACTGTTATTTATGATTTCAGTCTTCTATGCAGATAATGGTTGACACGTCCTACCGATAGTGTATATTGAACTGTAGGCAACGGAGAATAGCACATGAGCACCTCGATCGCAACGACCATCTTGGGGCAGATCAAAGCCCTCGACTAAGTCGAGGGCGTGTTTGTGAACATGCTGGTTGACGTTATTGACGCCCAAGTGGGCTAAGGAGAACAGACATGATCGACGTGAACTTTGGAATCAACTACCAAGCAATGGCTGTGATGCAGCATATGCGCAACTACAGTGGCATCGAGCCCAGCTGGAGCAAGGAGAACAAGGCCTACATGGCCGACGTTGAAGTGGCGCCGTGGTATAACGGCCGTGAGCGCGGCGTTGTGTTCTACATGCGCAGCCAGGACTTCAGCAAGCAACTCAACATTGCAGTGTTTGAGCACCGCAACAGCGACCAGATCCATGCGCTGATGTTTGAGGGTGTGACTTTCAACCCGCCTACCCTAGGCGACGAGCCGGGTGGGATTTACAAAAGCAAGTATGACACTGCCAAGGTGATCATCGCCGTGCGCGCCGGCGACATGGCACAGTGGGTTTATGAGCAGCTGGAAGCGTTTTGGGTTGCCAACGCCAAGGCGCCCGCCCGTGAAACCGCAGAACGTTGGATGGAGATGGTATGATGTGGAAAGCTGTTGTTGCATTCGTTGATGGCTCGCGCGATGTGTGGGAGTATCTCACCCAGGCGCAGGCCGAGGCTGTAGTGGCCAGCTACAAAGGGCGCGCTGGCGTTGCGATGGGCTGCACTCTTCAGATGGAGGCTTGAGCATGGCGCGCAAGACATTCAGCGTTGAGACGTTGCTGCGCACAACCAACTTCTTCTGGCCTGGCCAGCTACACTTCAACTTTTCTTAGTGGGAATGGGTTGGGGCACTGACTTCTTGCGGCCCGTTAGCACAGTAACAGTCTGGCGGATCTTAGCGCGAACGTTTTCGCAGAAGCCGCATTTTGAATTTGACGATTGAGTGTTGTTTGCCATATAGTATTTATGTGAGGTGGAAATGAATACACGACTGTGGAAGAGATTCGGCGGCAAGCTTGCCTGGGCAGTATTTGAGTTTGTGGTTGGTGCAATCGTTGTAGCCGCGTTGATCGGCATTTTTGCCGGGATGGTGATGGCAGGAGCCTGGGTAGTTGAGGCGGTGTTTGGCGACCTTAACTTCGGTAAATGGGTAGGCGGTGCCGTCCTTGCTATTGTTGCAATTTGGGTTGTTGCAGAAGTTGGCACTTTGTATGTCAAGACTGAAGCAGAAGTAGAAGCAGAGGATGCCAAGATTATGGCCATCCTGGCTGGAAACCACAATGGAGACAACCCATGAGCCAAGAACGTGAAGCAATCAAGAAAACCTTGATCGCTGCACCCACTTTGGTGCCAGTGATCATCCTGGCACTTGCTGCATTTTTTGGTGCATTTGAAGTGCTCACTATGCTGTTTGACAGCCTGGGATTTAGGCCCGGTAACTCAGGCATGTTGGCCCTGTTGGTTATCTGGTGTATAGTTGTCGGCGGTAGTGCGCTGCGATGGAAATATGAAAAGACACTCGCCGAGATTCGGCAGCGAGATGAAAAGATTATGAAAGGACTGCGGGAATGACATACAGAGGACGAGTGGCAATGGAGATGGCAAAGAGGATTGGTATCTTCTTTGCAGGTTGTGCGGCCTATATTGGACTGGCGTTGGCTGTCGGATACGCACTTTGGTGGCTGTTTGGTGTTCCGCTTGATATTGCCATGCAGATCGGATTGACAGGACCGGTGCTGTTGTTTGCAGCTGGCATGCTGCTGTTTATCGTGTGGGACCTTGGCAAGGACAAGGTCAACAAAGAAGACGCAGACATCATGCGCGCATTGCGTTACAACAGCGGCAGCCGGTCAGACGACTGATGACCATCAGAGCAATCCTGGCACGAGACGAAGCTTGGGGTATTGGCCGCGAAGGTGGCTTGCCCTGGCCGCACAATCCGCTAGACCTACGCTGGTTCAAGGAATGCACCTTAGGTGGCACTGTTATCATGGGCCGCAAGACCTGGGACAGCTTGCCCAAGCAGCCGCTGCCAGGGCGACGCAATGTGGTGGTGACCTCACGTGGTGCTGAATACAGCGTGGAGACCATCACTGCTGACCTCCCAGAGCATATTGCCAGCAGCATGATCTTTGACCCCAAGGAAGAACAATGGGTGATTGGTGGTGGCCAGCTGATAGAAGCGTGGCTCCCACACATACAAGAGATTTGGCTCAGCGTGATCCCAGGCATTTACGACTGCGACGTGTTCCTACCGCGCGACCGTATCCTGGATGAGTATGAGCAGACCGAGAGATATCACTACCTAGGCAAAGACCTAGTGATCGAAAAATACAGGAGACGAGCATGAAGCAATACCACTGATACTGTTTCACAATGATAATAAAGCATGGAACATTATGGATTTGTGTATTGCTGGACTAATTTAGAAAATGGTATGAAGTATATCGGAAGTCATCATGGAAAAATTGACGACGGATACGTCGGAAGTAGTGTTTACTTTATACGTTCATATCGCAAATCGCCCGAGCTGTTTAGCAGAGAAATACTAGAGCTTAACACTTATGGCGACGACCCATACCTTACCTACTCTTTGGAGCAAAAGCACCTAGACACAGTGCCAGACATTCATCTAAATGAAGGTTATTACAATTTGAGCCCGTATGCGTTTCATCCCGGTGGATGGAATAGAGGTAAGACTGGGGTAACTCAGCATTTACAACCAGCTAAAGAAAAAATTTCGATTGCTAATAAAGGAAAATTGCTCACTGAAAAAACTAGAGCAAAAATATCCGAATCGAAGTTGGGAAGAAATAAAGAAAATGATGCCGGTCGATTGATGACGTCCCAAAAACTAATTGGAAACCAAAACGGAAAGAACAGAAAGAATACACCAGCCGGTAAGACATGGATCAATAAGGACGGCGTGTCCAAAATGGTTCCAGCCGCTGAAATTGTCCTATACAAAGATTGGAACAGAGGTAGAAAATGAAAGCATATCACGACGCACTTGAACACATTATGAACACAGGCGAGGTGCGCAGCGACCGCACTGGCATTGGCACACAAGGTGTGTTTGGCTACCAGATGCGCTTTGATTTGACTGAGGGCTTTCCGGCCGTTACTACAAAGAAGCTGGCATGGCGCAGTGTGGTGGGCGAGTTGCTGTGGTTCCTTGAGGGCAGCGGAGACGAACGTCGCCTGGCTGAGATCACCTTTGAAAAGCCCAGGTCCGAACTAAAGGACAAGCGGACCATCTGGACTGCCAACGCAGACGCACAAGGTGTGGCGCTTGGCTATCCCAACAGTGATGAGGAGAAATACCTCGGACCGGTGTATGGTGTGCAGTGGCGCGCCTACAATAGCAGCCCTGAACGCCCCTGGGGCATGGACCAGATTGACGACATCATCTACACGCTGAAGACCAACCCAGACAGCCGCCGCATCATCCTCAACGCTTGGAACCCAAACCAGACTGCTGAGATGGCCCTGCCTCCTTGTCACCTGCTTGCACAGTTCTACGTCAGCAACGGCAAGCTGAGCTGCCAGATGTATCAAAGGTCGGTTGATGCAGCATTGGGATTACCGTTCAACATTGCCAGCTACAGCCTACTCACTCACATGTTGGCGCAAATTGTAGGACTTGAAGTAGGTGAGTTTATCCATACCTCAGGAGACATGCACATCTATCTAAATCACCTAGGTGCAGTCACTGAACAGCTAACAAGAGAGCCCTGTCCGCTACCTAAATTAGAAATGCCAGTGTTCTCTAATCTCGAAGAATTGCTCAATACCAAACCGAGTCAATATAAGTTGGTTGGGTATCAATGCCACGACACCATCAGAATGGATATGGCTGTATAATATTAAAAAGTAGTCCTACTAACAGTTCAGCATAAATAATACTGTTAGGAGACAAAATGCAAGGCATATATTGTATAGAGAACATAGCGACCAAAAGAAAGTATTACGGAAGTTCAATGGACGTCTGTAAAAGGCTGCAACAGCATCAAACAGATTTGTTAAAAGGGCGCCCATTCATCTACAAAGAAGTTTCAACAAAAACAAGGAGAGCTTTGTTTATTACTTAGTAGAAGAAACAGTGTTTGATACTCGAAAAATGCTCTTAGAATACGAGCAGACTTTCATTGATAGAAACAGTGGTGGCTACAACATAGCACCTGCCAATGGTGGAGATATAATAAGTTCTCACCCAGATCGAGAACTTATTATAGCTAAGATACAAAAAACTGTCCAAGAGAGAATGCTAACAGAGACTGCAAGCAAGCGCAAGCTTAAATATGGAAATGCTGGAAGGAAAAATGGCATGTTTGGCAGGATTCATTCTGCAGAAACAAGGGCAAAGATAGGCAAAATCAACAAAGGCAATTCACACTCAGCTGGTAGAAAAATGTCAGATGCGCAACGTGCCAAATTAAGCGAACGTGGTAAGGAACGCACAGGTGAGAAAAACGCCTTTTATGGCAAGCATCACAGCGAAGAAACTAAGGCTATACTCCGTGAAAAAATGTCTGGGGAGAATTCCTGGATCAAAGGTATTGACGCAAGCAAGCTGCCATACACAAAGCAATACCTTATTGAATACCCAAACGGAGATACCAATTTGGTTCACGGACTGAAAATTATAGCTGAAGAATTCAACACCACAATTCCCAATCTACATGCGGCTATTGGGAGAATGTCTCGCGGTGCCATTCCAACTCGA